GCGAGCCACCGAGCCAGCCGCCGAGCGAGCCGCCGAGCGAGCCACCGAGCCAGCCGCCGAGCCAGCCGCCGAGCATCGGTGTCCGGCCGCCACAGCGCCAGCCATATCCACAATGGCATCCAGATCGCGCAGCGCTTGGGCGTGTCCGTGTAGTGCCGGCACCAGATCGAGCCACTGCGGCGTGAACACCCGGACGAGCCAATCGAGCGCGAGATAGCTGCGACGTGTTTCGACTTCTGGCGTGCTGCGGGTGCCGACGATCAACGGGATCAGCGGCTTCAGCAGGCGGTCGCGGTCAGCATCGCTCGGGAGCGAGTCATTCAACGAGATCATGAATTCCGTGACGACCGGACACGCGCACTGCGGATGGTCTGCCCAGGGTTCGCCTGCCACATACGAGACGATCTCCATGACGCAGGACCCCTCGTTCATGGACGTGTGCGAGCCGTGTCCGAGCGAGATGTTTTGTGCTGCGGCCCAGCGCTCTTGTTGAGCGGCGGACATTGCGCGTCCGAGCCCGCTCACGATGCCGCTCCCGCCGTGTACTCGATGGCCAGCAGCTTCTGGATCTTCGATTCCAGCTCGTTGTCCTTCATCTGCGCCTCGGCGCGCACGGCCTGCTGCTCGTTCCGCAGGGAGTCGACCTTGTTGCCGATCAGCGTCTTCTCGTCGACCAGCGTGATCGTGATCTCGGCATCGCCGACGCGCGTCCAGCCGCTCCGCGTCATGTCGTGGGCGACGAAGGAGAGCGAGTGGATCGCATGCTCCGGCGTCTTGTTCAGATCATCTGGGCCGTAGTACTCGCTGTTGGTGAGCCAAGCCCCGACCGTGGCGGTGATGGTGCGGGCCGCGCTCATGACGCGCTCCCCGCAGCCACCACGGACATCGCCATCTCCAGCCACTCCCATCCTGCGGACAGCAGAAGCATGGCGAGCCAGGCGCCGATCACTACCATCACGGCGAGGATCAATCTCGCTGCGCCGTCCGTTTCGTAGTTCATGACGCCACCTCGACGGCCCGGCGCTCTTCGCGCACCGACAACTGGTCGGCCAGTGCGGATGCGGCATCACGAAATCCCTCCATCGCAGGCCCGTCGCACAGCCCCCACGGCTGACTCGGGAAGTCGTTGAAGCCGCGCTCGTAGGCAACGGCATGAGCTGATGTGCTGTAGGCGCGCTGCTGTCCGACACGTGCGTGGTACGCGGGGGGCGCTGCGGGGTTCAAGGGTGTGTTCACTGTGGGCCTCCGGTCAGGGGCTGCGATGTGCAGCAACTGAGGGAGATACTAGCGGCAAGCTAGAACACAGTCAAGCGTTAGGCTAGATATTTTTCGAGCCGGCGCAAAAAAACCCGCTCGCGGCGGGCAAGACGGCTAGACGACAAACCTAGCCGGGGGCTTGACAGAACCTAGCGGCAGGCTAGACTCTGCTGCATGGCACTCCCCCAATACACACCCGAGCGGCGTCGAGACATCGCCGATCTGCTTGGCATTGACGAGCAGTACCTTTACCAAGTCGTCAAGGAACTCAAGAAGGCCAGCCCGGCGCTCGCGATGCGGCTGCACACCATCGATCCAGATGCTCGCCTGCAGGACTTGCGGCCCGATGACTGGCAAATGATCTGGCCCGAACTGGCGGACGCCAAGGTCTGACCCATGCGCGCTCACAGCCCCGTGGCCCTGCGTTCCAACTTTTGCGGCTCCGGCGGGCAGCCTATGAGCACGCGCATCTTGCAGCGTGCGGTAGACGGTCATCCGTGCTCTGGCCCACATGGCGGCGTAGGAATTCGCCGCAACCGCACGTAGGAGACGCCCCGTGAAGCGAGAAGAAATGGTGCATCTGTTGGCCCCCACGGCGCCACCGTGCTTTTTCTCTCGCCTGCAGTGGCTGTCCTACCTCGCGGCGCACGCCGCGGAACAACGCGACGGGCACGAGCCCGGCCCGCTTGTGTTTTCGCCCGCTGGCGTAGTGCTCGACACCGATGCAGGACTGAGCACCGCGCCGGTGTCGCTCAACGTGCCGGCGATCAACTTCAAAGGCCACCGCGTGACCTTCAACACCGAACTGGCCTTCTGCGCCGACTGCTCTATCGAGTACCGCGTGCGCATGCAGCGCGAGGGCCGATGCCGACCCGCGTACCTACGCGAGATGTTGACCGACCCGAAGGAGTGACATCGTGAACGCACAACAACTCGATCTCGCACTGAAGCCGCGCCGGCTCGCCAGAACAAGCGACCCCGCCACGTCGCATCAGGCGGCTGCGCGCGTCTCGGAGTTCTCCCGCGGCCACTGCGGCGCCATCTTGTTCGCCCTGCGCGAGCACGGGGCGATGACGGTCGACGAGATCGCCGCCGCCGCTCGCTTGCAAAGCCAGCAGGTGAACAAGCGTACTTCTGAACTTTTCGATCGTGCGCTCATTCGACCAACAGGCTACGAACGCCGGAGCGCGAGCGGCCGGATGGAACGTGTGTGGGAGATCGTGTGAACGACCTGGCGCCACCGCCGTACCCAGCCGACACCCGCGCGAAGGGTTGGCGGTTCGAGCTGGACCTCGAACGCATTCGCCAGTCGGACACCTGGGCGCTCGCCGCGCCTGACGTGCGGCCGTGGTTGTTCCTGCTATGGGCCACCGCGTGGGAACAGGTTCCGTGTGGCTCGCTTCCGAACGACGACGCGCTGGTCTGCGCACGCATCGGCATGGCGCCGAAGCTGTTCGCGCGGGTCAAGTCGGTACTGATGCGCGGGTGGTGGCCGGCGAGTGACGGCAGGCTCTATCACGACGTGATCGCCGCGCGCGTGCTGTCGATGCTCGATGCCAAGCGCAAGGAGTCCGACCGAAAGGCCGCGTACCGGGCGCGGATGGACTCGGAACGAGCGGGGTCGGCCGCCCCAGTCACACAGACCGAGGCAGTTGTCCCGCGGGACACGACAGGGACAGACGCTGGACAGACGCGGGCGGACACCGGATGCGACGCCACCGGAACCGGAACCGGAACCGGAACCGGAACCAGACGAAGAGAAGAAGAGATTGTGGAGGCCAGTGGTGTAGTGCCCGCCGTTGCGCCGGACCCCGGCACAAGCCCCGCCGCTGGCGCGGCTCCAACACCAAGGGGCCACAGACTCGCCGCCGACTGGGTGCTGCCGAAAGCCTGGGGCGACTGGGCACTCGCGGAAATGCGCGGTTGGACCGCTGAGACCACCCGCCTCGAGGCGGCAAAGTTCGCCGACCACTGGCACGCAAAGGCAGGCAAGGACGCCGCGAAGGCCGACTGGTACGCAACCTGGCGCAACTGGTGCCGCAACGCGCGGCCGACGCCGGCCGGAAACGGCCGCTACACGCCGCCACCGATGGACACCGCAGCCCGCAACGCCGAGGCCAAGCGGCTGCTTGGATTCGATCACAGGGAGGTCGTTGATGTTTGAAACCGATTTCGATGAGTTCAGCGTGGCGCTCGACGCCGTGTGCAGCTTGCTGAGCCGCGGCGCCTACGTTCCGTCATCGACGAACACGGCGCTGTTTTTCAGGGCGCTGGCTCGCCACGACCTGGTGGACGTGCGGGCTGCGCTCGACGCCCACGTGAGCGACCCAAAACGCGGCCGGTTCGTCCCGGTGCCTGCGGACATCCTGGCGCAGATCGAGGGCCTTGCAGCCGACGACGGCCGCCCGGGACCCGAGGAAGCCTGGGCCTGCGCGCTGCGATCGAGCGACGAGGCGAAGACGATCGTGTGGACGGCCGAGATGGCCGAGGCCTGGGCCATTGCCCGCGGCGTGTTCGAGATCGGCGACGAGGTGGGTGCGCGGATGGCGTTCAAGGAATCCTACGTGCGACTCGTCGAAGAAGCGCGCCGCGCTCGCCGGCCGGCGCACTGGCTGTCGTCGCTGGGCTTCGACCAGCAGCAGCGCGACGAGGCGCTGATTGCTGCTGCGGCGGCGGGCCGCATCGCCGCCCCGGAACTGGTCGCGCTGCCGGCGCCTGAGCAAGCCTTCGCCGCGCTCGCATCGAACACCGCCGCGCCGCAAGGCATCCGCGAAAAGCTGCTCGCCCTGCGCGATCGGCTCGCGCGCCGCGCCGATGAACCGAGTGCCGACTCTCTCGCCAGGCAGCGTACTGTGCAACTGCGGGAAGTGGCGGCGCTCCGTGCGCAAAGCGGCGCAGCAAGATGCGAGGGACCGCACCCATGAGTCTGGACGCGATCAACAAAGTCAAGCTGCTGCTCGACTCCGAACCCATCGAGGGCCGTTTGCTTGCTGAGCAGGCCGGCCTGACGGTGGAGGCGTGCTACGAGGCGTTGGTGTGGCTGTACTCGCGCGACCTTGCCTTGATCGCCCGGTCCGCACGGACAGGAGCCATCAGGGGGTGGGTGGCTGCGCGTTTGGAGACCGTCGCATGACTCGCAGACGCCCACACAGTGACAGCCGCATCGGCCGCGCGTTGGAATTGCTGGACGGCTGTGGAGACATCAGCCCGGACGAACTGAACCGTCTGCTCAATTCGTTATGCGACACGAAGCAGCAGCGTGTGCTGCTGCGAAGCGAGTTGATGAAGCGTGGCTTCATCGAGCACGTCATCCGACTCTCCGAGAAATTCCACTCCCTTCAGGCATGGGGGCAATCTTGAACGACGAGCGCCGCGGCGGCCCGCCGGATGTGCCATGGAAGATCGCCGGCGTGGGCCACGGATCGCTGTTCCGGACCTGCATTGGCAAGGCCGGCACGTGCGGCCCGCAGTCACCCGTCGGCAGCACGCGCGAGAAGGGAGTGTTCCGCTGCAAGGCCTGCAGCGAGGCTCGCGCTGCGCGGCGCATGGCTAGCGCGGAGGCCAAGACATGAACGCATGGGTCAACAAGGTTCATTTCGGGGATAACAGGGCAACGCTCCGAACAATGCACGCGGCTGGCGTGAAGGTTCAATGCGTAGTGACTTCGCCCCCGTACTATGGCCTCAGATCGTATGGAATTGGCACTGAAAACGGCGAAATCGGCCTGGAGAAGACGCCGGCCGAGTACGTGGCCGCGCTGGTGGAAGTGTTCGATGGCGTGCGCGAACTGCTGGCCGATGATGGCGTGCTGTGGCTGAACTTGGGCGACAGCTACGCCAACAACACCAAGTGGGGGGGTAGCCCCAGCGGCAAGCATGTGCAGGCCGTGCATGGGAACAGCGGCATTGGCAGAGGCCGACACACGACGGGCTTGCCTGGGAAGAACCTGATCGGCATACCGTGGCGCGTGGCCTTCGCCCTGCAAGCGGCCGGCTGGTACTTGCGCCAGGACATCATTTGGTGCCTGTCTGGCGGCGCCGCGGTCTACGCGCGCACCCAGAAGGGCGACATGCCGGTGATGGTCAAAGACCTGGTGCGTCTGCGGCCCGAGACGGTGAAGCTGTGGAATGGCTCGACGTGGACCCAAGTGCTTGGGTGGTCCCGCTCTACAGACACCAGTGGCCGTGCGTTGGAGATTGAACTGCGAAGCGGCGAGCGCATCGGCTGCACGCCAGGGCACCAGTGGCCGACGAATCGCGGGTTGCTGCGTGCCGAAGAACTTCGCATCGGCGACGTGATCGCCACCACGCGCCTGCCAGAGCCGGACGCGCCGAGCGATGCCGAGGCGCTTGGCGTCGAACTGGCCTGGCTTTGCGGCCTGTACTTGGCCGAAGGCTCCGTGAGCGGCGACAAGGTGCAGATCGCAGGGCACATCGACGAAACGGCCGACCGGTTGCCGCGCATTGAGCGCGTTGCTGCCGCCTTCCACGGCACAGCGACTGTTTTCTCAAAAGGCAACTGCGCCACAATCACCATCCACGGCTCGCTGGTGCTCGCGGCGCTTCGCACCTACATCCACGGCAAGACGGCGCATGACAAGGGGTTGAAGGTGCGCGCCTGGGCACGCCGGGATGCTTGGCTACTGGCGCTGCTGCGCGGCTACCTGGAGGGTGATGGCCACTACGACGCCCCGAATGACCGCTGGCGCATGGGCTTTTGCCGCAACGACCGGCTGGCGGATGACTTGCGAACGCTCGCGGCGCGACTGGGCTTGCCCATCCGTTTGGCAGCCACTAAAGCAACCGGCTTTGGACGCGAGTGGCCCACCTACCACGGCGACATTAGGCTGACGAAAACAGACCACCACAACGCACGGCAAGGCGGCGAAATCACCGCGATTCGCAACAGCCGAGCGCGCCAGTTTTGGGACATCGGCGTGGCCGACGAGCCGCACACCTTCGCGCTGGCGTCTGGTGTGCTCACGCACAACTCGAAACCCAACCCGATGCCCGAGAGCGTGACAGACCGCTGCACAAAGGCGCACGAGTACCTGTTTCTGCTGACCAAGAGCGCGCGGTACTACTGGGACTCCGAGGCGATGCAAGAGGAGGCTGTGATGGGCGCCGGCCGGCCACCGCGGCGCGCGAATTCCTTTGCGCGCAAGACCGAGACGGGCGTTCCGCCTGGGTCGCCCGCGCAACACCGCGAGGGCCGAGCAGACATCGTCTACGAAGGCACCCGCAACCGCCGTAGCGTGTGGACAGTGCCGACGCAGCCCTACAGCGGCGCGCACTTCGCCACCTTCCCGCCAGCGCTGATTGAGCCCTGCGTGCTGGCCGGTAGCCGGCCCGGTGACGTGGTGCTTGATCCGTTCATGGGATCTGGCACGACTGCCCAGGTTGCGCAGGCGCTGGGCCGGCAATGGATCGGGTGCGAACTGCAAAGTGACTATGCGCAGCTTGTCGAACAACGGACAGCACAACAAGGATTCAGCTATGCGCGCGACCATGTTTGCGTGTTACAAAATAGTTGTTGACGCTGGCTGTTGCTGTGCTACAGTAACTACATCGCAACACACCACCCGGAGAACACCATGAACGCATACGCCACCATCGAATTTCTCTCCAACACCACCACCAACGGCCGCACGGTTCGCCGTGCCCTGGTGGACCTCTCCACCGCTACCGGGCAATGGCTCGGTTCGTTCTCCGTTTTCGGGTTCACCACCCAACAACTGAAGGACCGTGCCTACATGGAGGCCGACCTCAACCTTACCCACAAGGGTTACACCGTCAAATCTCTCCGGGGGGCCGCGTGAGCGGCTTTGCCGCCTTCGCAGCGGCGTGCAAAAGCTGTGTTCGGCCGGACATCGAGCGCCGGCCCGGAAACGCGCTAAACGTGGAGATTGGCACGCCGCACCCGCGCTGCCTGCTGAAGCCGCCTGATGGTCGCGGGGTGACATGCAATGGCGGGACGCTCGACTACTTGCGCAGCGGCGGCAGTGTTCTCGCCTACGGGCTCTGCGAGGCTGCGTCATGCCCAGCGTGAACAAAGGCGGCAGGCCGCCAGCCGCGCCGGACGCCAAGCGCATCAATGTCCCCGTGCGCCTGCCTCAGTGGCTGGTGGCGTGGATGGCAGAGCAGACGGGAACGCCAGCAGAGTTGATAGAAGCCGCACTGCTGAAGGCGCACAAGCTGCGCCCGCCGCGTGCGCCATAGCCCGTCGTAACCGACGCAATGACATGCCGATGAGAAACAAATTCAGGACGTTTGTGCTGCTGGAAAAGAAGGACAAGACGTGAGCCGCGTGACGAGGGTCTGCCAGACCCGCGAGGAAGCGCTCGCCGCGAGCACGGCGGGCTACATCCACGCGAAGACGCTGATCGATCTCGACAAGCGCGTGCGGATCACAGTCGAAGAGGCCGAGGAAGACCGCTCGGTGCAGCAAAACGCTTACTACTGGGGGCCGTGCCTCACCGAGATCAGCGAGCAGGCCGTGAAGGACGGCAGCAAGTGGTCGACCGATGCGTGGCACGAAGCATTCAAGCGCGTGTTCCTCGGGTACGAAGTCAAGAAGGTCAAGGTCGCCGGCCGCAAGCGCCCGACTGTGATCCGCCGTCTGCGCAGCACCACCGGGCTGTCGGTGCGCGCCATGAGCAAGTACCTCGACGAGATTCAGGCGCATGCGGCGAGCGAGATGGGCGTGCGTTTCAGCGTGCCCGATTGGTACACGCATGCGGGCATCTCGAAACCGGCGCCGCGAAAGGTGCGCGAGCGCCAACCAGAAGAGGCAGCTGCATGAAGTGGAGCGAGCGCCTCATCGCGCGCGCCGTGGCGCTGCAGGTGTTCCAGCGCAAGCACCTTGTCATGGTCGACAACTGCAACTGGACCGGGCACGAGTGCGATCTGCTGGTGGTCACGTCCGATCTGCGAATCATCGACGTGGAAGTGAAGATCAGCCGCGCCGACTTCAAGGCCGACGCGAAGAAAGACAAGTGGTGGCACCGCCGGTTCACTGGCTACGCGCCGGCGGTCGAAGAGTACCGCGACGGTCGCATGGTAAGAATCGGCCCGCAGGCGCTCTATGGCGCGACCGAAAGGCTATGGCCGCCGAAGGTCTGGAAGCACTACTACGCGCTGCCGAAGGAGATCTGGAAGCCCGAGATGGTCGAGTTCATCAATCCGAACTCGGGGATCTTGCTGCTGCGCGAAGGCCGCCCGGCGATGCCGTTGATTGTCGATGTCGAGCGCCGCGTGAGGGCGAACAAGGACGCCGAGAAGATCACTCCCGCACAGGCCGTTGACATTGCTAGGCTCGCCAGCCTACGCATGTGGGAGGCCTACAGCGCCGAAGCCACTCGAGCACCGACATGCTGACCCCTGCCGCAACGCTTGCTAAGGCAGAGGCCCGCGCAAAGCGCGAAGCGCTCGAGCTGACCATGCTGCAGCAGCTCCGCGTACTCCGGCTGGACATGGGGCTCTGCCGCGAGTGGGTGTTCGACTCTCGCAGGAAGTGGCGGTTCGACTTCGCCTATCCCGACCCCGACTACAGGTTGGCCGTTGAGGTTGAGGGCGGGACATGGAGCGGCGGCCGGCACGTCACCGGCGCTGGATTTGATGCCGATTGTGTCAAGTATGCGAGCGCAGCTATCCAGGGCTGGCGCGTCATCCGCGCGACTTCCGGCCAGGTCAAGAGCGGAGCCGCGGCGCAGTGGGTCAAGGAAGCCCTTGGCGACAAGTACGCGAGGCTGGCCTCATGAAGCGCACCCCGTTCGCCACCAAGGCGCCCCCGCGCCGCGAGTCGACGCAATGGACCGCAGACGAACTGCCAGGCGCGCGCTCGCCGGCCCTGCGCATCGCGGACACCAGATCGAAGATGGTCGTGCCGCTGCCCAAGGAACGCCCGGCCCGCAGCGAAGCCTACCGCCGCCTCGTCGCAGCGATGCCGTGCGCGCACTGCCAGCGACCGAACCGCTCGAACGCATGCCACAGCGAGATGGGTAAAGGAGCCGGAATCAAGAGCGACGACCGGACGTGCTGGCCCGGCTGCGTTGACGAGCCCGGCCGCGTTGGGTGCCACACGCTGATCGGCGCCCGCGGCATCTTCACCCGCGAGCAGCGCCGCACGCTCGAAGCCAAGTACGCCGCGCAGACACGCGCCGCGATCGTGGCCGACGGCAATTGGCCGGCGGACCTGCCCAGATGGATGGACGAGGAGGAGGTGGCAGATGCCAAAGTTTAAGAGTGCCGTGATGAAGCTGATTGCATGCCCGCGCTGCGGGGAGAAGTACGAACTTCGCCTGGGGCCTGACGAGTCGCTCAGGCTCGGCGTTGTGATATGCGATAAGTCGACCAACAAGGCGTTTGCCCGCGGTGACAGCGGCTTCATTTGGTGCGGTGCTGCCGTGGTGTACGCGATCCAGCGGCAGCGCGTCTCCAATGGCTCGTTTTGGCTTGCCGGTGCGCGGTCTTGCTCCATAGAGGAGGCGCTCGCGGCCGGTCTGTCCGATACGTCTCCGCGCGTCGCCCCTAGAAAGGTTGTCAAGTGAACAAGCCGGCCAAGAAGCAACGCGGGCGGCCCGCGCTGCCTCCCGAACGGAGGCGCAGCGCTCGCCTGAGCATGCGGACGTATCAGGATGTGGCCGCCAAGGCCGCGCGCGTGGGGACGGCGGCGGTCGAAGCCGCTATCCGGCGCATCAAAGAGCCGTCGCGGGTCATCGAAGTGGATATTGAAAAGGCATGGATCAAAGCATGATTGGGGGCGAGCCATGATGAGCGTCGGCAAGGAAATCTGCAACGTGGAGACCTGTGAGCGCTCTCTGTGCATGCAGTCGAAGTCATGCCACTACGCCGACGCGGAACAGCCGCACCGCCGCACCGGCGCGAAGCCGGTGACGACCGTGGAAGAACTGCAAACGCTCGATGAGGCCGCGATGGTGCGTGGCTACCGCGCTGGCCTTGGCAACGCGGCCGACTTTACCGAGCGCGAGCGGGGCTACTGGCACGGCTACTTGAACGGGCTGGTTGATGGCGGCCACGCAAAGGCAAGCGCTGAACAGGCCGAGCTGGCGCGGGCCAGCGCCAACAGAGCGCGCGCTGGGCTGGGAGCCCCCTAACCGGGCTTTGACCAAGCCGCCCATGAGGCGGCTTTCCCACGCCCGGGTCTCCGATCCGGTTGCTTTCCGCCAGTTCTGTGTGATTGTGTGCGCACACCACGCACCACACGCACCACGATGGCAAAGCAACCACGCAGTAGTGTGGCCGCGGGCAAGAAGCCCAGGGCCACGACGAAGGCGAAACCCCCAAAAGCTGTTAAGGCCTTAACAACCAAGGCTGCTCGGTTCGTCACCGAGTATTTGACCGACTTCAACGGGCGCCACGCGGCAATCCGTGCGGGCTACAGCGCAAAAACTGCCGATCAGGCTGCGTCGCGGATGTTAAGAATGCCGGCGATCAGGGCCGCACTTAACAATGGAAAGATTCAGGATAAGGTCGTCGAGCGCGCAGAGGCCATCAACCGCATGGAGTTGACGGTCGAGCGCACGAGGCTCGAAATTGCGCGCCTGGCGTACTTCGACCCGCGCAAGCTGTTCGACAAGGCGGGCAATCCGATCGCGCTGCAAGACCTCGACGACGACACCGCAGCGGTGATTGCCGGCCTGGACGTGCTCGAAGAATTCGAGGGCAGCGGGCAAGAGCGCCGGCTCGTCGGCCACGTGAAGAAGTGGAAGCTCGCCGACAAGAACTCGGCGCTCGACAAGGCATCGAAGATTCTGGGCTTGTTCGAGAAGGACAACGCGCAGGGCGCTGACGCTGCAATGAGGGCGCTGGCTGGCCTGGCCATCCGCTTCGTGGAGCCCAAGGCGTGATCGTCGCCGATCGCGAGCGGATAGCCGAATTCCCGGCCAAGCTCAAGCCATTGTTCGCGCCGAAGCGTTACAAAGTGCTGTATGGCGGACGCGGCGGCGCCAAGAGTTGGGGTGTAGCGCGTGCGCTGCTGATCCAGGGCGCCAGCCGGCCGATGCGCATCCTCTGCGCCCGCGAGGTCCAGCGCTCGATGCGCGACTCGGTGCACCGGCTGCTGACAGATCAGGTCGTGGAACTCGGGCTCGAATCGTTCTACGAGGTGCTGGACAACGAGATTCGCGGCAAAAACGGAACCCTGTTCATCTTCACCGGCTTGGCGAGTCATACGGTGGATTCGATCAAGTCCTACGAGGGCGTCGACATCGTATGGATCGAAGAAGCGCACGGCGTCAGCAAGAAGTCGTGGGCGACGCTGATCCCGACCATCCGCAAGGAGGGCTCGGAAATCTGGATGACGCTCAACCCGAACATGGACACCGACGAAACGTGGGTCCGGTTCTGCACTGGCGTCAACGACGACACGGTGCTGATCGAGGCCAACTGGCGCGACAACCCGTGGTTCCCGGATGTGCTCAACACCGAGCGCCTGAAGGATCAGGCCCGCGATCCGGTCGAGTACGAGCACATTTGGGAGGGCAAGCCGCGCCGCGTCGCCGAGGGCGCTATCTACCGGCTGGAAATCGAGCAGGTCTATGCCGAAAAGCGCGTGTGCCCGGTGCCCTACGACCCGCTGCTGCCGGTGCATACCGTGTGGGACCTGGGCTGGAACGACGCCATGACGATCGGCTTCGTGCAGCGCAGCCCCCGCGACGTGCGGATCATCGACTACATCGAGGACAGCCATCGCACGCTCGACTGGTACGTGGGAGAGATCGAGAAACGCCCCTGGCGCTGGGGTAGCGACTTCATCCCGCACGACGGCCGCACTCGCAACTTCCAGACCGGCAAGAGCACCGAGGAGCAGCTACAGGCGATGAAGCGCAAGCCCGTGGTGCTGCCGCAGGCCGGGATCGAGGAGGGCATCAAGGCCGCCCGCATGCTGTGGCCGAAGTGCTATTTCGATGTGACCAAGACAGCCCGGCTGCTCGAATGCCTCAAGCGCTACCGGCGCCAGATCAACCAGGCCACGAACGAGCCGATAGCGCCACTGCACGATGAGCATTCCCACGGAGCCGACATGTACCGCTATATCGGTCAGTCCGTTGACCTGATGGGCGGCGACATCACGGCCGGCGTCGCAAGTTTCAAGAACCGCACGCGGTCATGGAGATGAAAGGGGGAACCCGGTTCCCTCTTCTTTTGGTCGGCGGTCGCGATTGACGACCGCCGACGAACCATCATTTGCGCCGGGCTTTGCGCCCGTCAAGGAGCACGACTTGGATATGTCACCAATCCTTAGCCCGTCAGGAGAGCCCCTGTTCCGCGCAGGCGGCGAGGCATCATGGAAGACTGCCGAGCACCGCGGCTGGGTCGTCAGCTTCGAGTGGGCGCGGCGCCGGCGCAAGTTCAAGGCGATGCTCGTCATCTGGCCGGCCGCGAACGTCTTCTCGGTCAGCGCGATCAAGCCAGGGATGTGGGCGATCAGTCGCGAGACCATGACCGACTTCGTGGGCTTCGACCGCGACGGCAAGTGCACCGGCTCTGCAAGCGCGGACCTGTACCGCGAGGCGCTCGAAGCCCTGCCGATGCTCGGCAAGGACGTGAACGACAAGCAGGCGTTCCTGTCGCTGGTCGACACCGTGATCCGCTTCGCGCCGGACTTGGCCACCATGCCGGCCGCCCCGCCGCGCGTGCGCCAGAAGCTCGCGGGCGAGCCGATGTGGGATGTCTCTGCAACCAACAAGAACACCGGCAAGACCATTTCGGAGGCGTCGGCATGATCAGCACGTTTGAAGCCTGCGGTACGACCTGCTCCAGCACCCCGCTTTCGTGGTGGCGCCGAGAGCAGAGAGCGCCAGGCTGTTCGTGGCTGGTCGGGGATGCGATCGCCGCATGCGTGGATGACTTCGGCGACCTGTCCTGCGAATTCCCGTCCGGCGACCCAGCAACGACCGAGGCCCTTATCCGGTCTGGGTTCATGCCCCGATTGAAAGCGACCATCTGATGGCTACCACCCAACGCAGCCCCCGGGCACCCTCGAAATCCAACAAGACGGCCGTTGCCGAGGCCATGGCGCTGGTCGCCAAGCAGCTGCAGGACGAGAAAGGCTCGACTGACAAGATGCGCGACGGCAGCGGACGCACGGTCGCCGAGCGCCACGAGCAGCGCCGCGGATGGTTCTTGGCAGAGGCATCGCGGCAAGCTGCCAACCGGCAAATGATGGCGAAATCGGAGTCGTTCTATGACTCCGAGCAGATCAGCCACGAGGATGCCCAGGCGCTGCGGGACCGCGGGCAAAACCCGGTGGTTTTCAACGAAGTGTTCTACGTCGTCAACTGGCTGATCGGCACCGAGCGCCGCAACCGCGTGGACTTCTACGTGGTCGCCGACGGTGACTCGCCTGAGGACAGCGACGATGCGACGAACAAGACGAAATTGCTCAAGTTTCTCGACGATACCAACAGGGCGGCGTTCGAGCGATCCTATGCGGCGCTGGATCAGTTCAAGGCTGGCATCGGCTGGCTCGAGGTCGGGCTGCGCGGAGACAAGTCAGGCCCGCCGGTCTTCGTCGGCGCCGAGTCGTGGCGCAACATCCTGTGGGACTCGATGGCGAGCAAGCGCGACCTGAGCGACGCGCGCTACTTCTTCCGCATCAAGACGATCGACCTCGACATCGCGCTGGCGCTGTTCCCCGACAAGGAGGCCGAACTGCGCGCGGCCGTACAGACCGGAGACAGACTGAACATGTTCAGCGGCTGGACCGGCGTGAACAACGGCACTGCCGGCGGCCTGGACGGGTTCAACCGCATGGACGCCGGCGAGGACATGAACTCGGTCAACGTGATCGACCTGTTCAACCCGCGCGAGCGCGTCATGCTGCTCGAATGCTGGTCGCGCGAGCCGGTGCGGCAGAAAGTCGACAAACAGGGCCTGGGCGACCCGATCACCTTCCGCATGCGCGTGACGATCATGACGGAGATGGACACGCTGCTTGAAGCGTGGAGCCCGTTCAAGCACGATCGCGCCCCGTTCATCCCGGTGTGGGCCTACCGCAACGCGCGCACGGGCCTGCCGTACAGCCCAATCCGCCCGCTGATCGGGCCGCAGGAGGCCTTGAACCATCGCATGAGCAAGTCGCTCTATGAAGCGTCGAGTTACAAGATGGAGATCGAGAAGGGCGCGATCGACGAAGAGGTCATGACGCTCGAAGAGCTGCGCGCCGAGTGGAACAGCCCCGACGGCGCGGCGGTCTACGCGGACGGAGCACTCGCTGGGGGCAAGGTCCGGCAGATGAAGAACGAGGGCGCGGCGGCACAGCAGATCATGCTGGCCGAGCGCGACATCAGCACGATCCGCCACATGAGCGGCATCGACTCGGCCTCGCAGGGTCTGAAGTCGAACCTGTCGAGCGGCGTCGCGCTCAAGACGAACAACGACAACACGGGGTTGCTGACCTCGGAGCTGTTCGACAACCAACTTCTGGCCCGCCAGATGGAAGGGGAAATGACCCTGAGCCTGGCCGAGCAGTTCATCGTGCAGCCGCTGACCGTGCGCGTGGCCGGCGAGGGAGGCACACAGGGCGAGCGGGTCAGGCTCAACGAGCCGCAGGCGGACGGCACCTATGCCAACGACATCACAGCGCGCCGCGCGCACTTCGTCGTCGGCGAGCAGGCCTGGAAACAGAGCTACGCCGAGAGCGCGTTCGAGTCGCTGATGCAGGTCATGACCCAGCTCGCGAGCGCCGCTCCGCAGGTTGTTGTCAACCTGCTCGACGTGGTGTTCGAGATGCACCCGAACCTGCCGCGCAAGAAGGCGATCCTGGAGCGCATCCGCGCGGTGAACGGCCAGGGCGACCCGGACGGCAAGATGACGCCCGAGCAGCAGCAGGAGAAGGAGCAGAAGGCGGCCATCGCGAAGCAGCAGTTCGAGCTGCAGATGGCGCAACTGTCCAGCGACGTGAAGCTCGCCATGTCGAAGGGCGCGAAACTCGACGCCGACTCCATGCTCGTGAAGGTCACGGCGCTGTACGAGGCTGCGCAAGCCGCCGCCGTGCTCGCCGCAAGCCCCGCGCTGACCCCGATCGCCGATGCCGTGCTGGCGAGTGCCGGCTACGTCGACGAGTCGGGAAGCCCGAACACGCTGGGGCCGGACGGCACGCCGGTGCAGGCCGCTCAACCCATGCCAGGCGCACCCACGCAAGGCGCGATGGCCGCTGCACCACCCGATGCCACGCAGCAAGGCCAGGCCGCGCAGATGCCGCAGCTTCAACAGACTGACGGTGCCCAGCGCGGAATCGAGACGGTCGCGAACGATGGATCTACCCCAAGCACCACGGACGGTGCGCAACCGCAAGGAAGTCAACCATGACCAAGAGCCTCATCACCAACCCCGCAGACATTGCGGTCCTTGACGACATCGCCGCTCAGGAAGCCGCCGGCGGCGACCCATTCGGCGACGACGAGGAAATCGTCGCTGTCTCAATCGCCGATCAAGCCGCCGAAGCCGCCGCGAAACTCGACGCCGAGGCCGGCAACCCCGATGGCGAGGACGAGCCCGACGCGGCCGATCCGCCCGTCGAGGAAGCAGCGCCGGCCGCCGAAGCCACCGAGCCGGTCGAGCCGGTCGAGACGACGCCTGCAGTCACCGAGTCTGCCAAGACAGAGCCCGCTCCGGCTCCCGACCCGGTGCCGCAGTACCGCGTCGCCAGCAGCGAGGCCATCGCCGCCGACACGGCTGCGCTGAACGCCGAGAAGGCCGCAGCCCTGCAGAAGATGATGGACGGCGAAATCGAGCCTGCCGCCTACGCTGCGATCGACGCTGACGTGACGCAGAAACTCGGCAAGCTGCTGGTGCAGAGCGCGCTCGCCGAGGCCAACGCGCAGACCGTCGCGCAGACCGAGATGAACGCGATCACTGCGCTGATTGCACAGGCCAAGGCGACCGGCGAACTCGACTACACCGCCGACGCGAAGGCCCAGCGGCAGTTCGATGCCGTGCTGACGATGACGCAGGCAGACCCTGACAACGCCGGGCGCAGCTACGCCGAGCTGGTGAAGGAGGCGCACACGACCGTGCTGGCGATCCGCGGCATCAAGGCAGCGCCCGCGCCGACACCCGCACCCGCAGCGACCGGCAAGCCCGCGCCGCGCGTTCCCGAGGCCGGCCCGCTCACGCTGCGCGGTCTGCCGTCGGCACAGGTTCCGCTGACCGGCGGCACCGCAGCCGATGCCATTGGCCGCCTGACAGGCGCCGACTACGAGGCTGCGTTCGCGAAACTCACGCCGGCGCAGCAGGCTGCAATGCTGGAAGACTGATGCTGGACGTTGCCCAGCTCAATCGCGGCATGGCCGTCGACGTGATCGTCGGCGACTCCATCGCGATCCAGCCGTCGACCGGCCGGCGCATCGTCGTCACGATCGAGGCCAAGAGCGGGCAGCGCACACGCCTGCGCATCCAGTCCGACGACTCGGTGAAGATCGAAATACCGAAAAGATTGAGAATCGGTTGACGCTCAGAAACGCCGACCGACAATAGACGAAGCCCCGTGCGATTGCGAGTCGCGGCGGGGCTTCTGACCACTCAGCGAAGGAACCGCGTCATGGCTACCGCAATCATAGCGGCGCCGCTCACCTTTGAGCGCGCAAACGAAGTGCTCAGGCTCGACCCCGACACGGGGATCCTCTACAGACGCAGCACCGGCCGCGTCGCAGGCTCAGAGCCGAAACCCTACATCCAAGTCGCGGTCGATGGCCGCATGTACTACGCGCACAGACTCGTTTGGCTGCTCACGTATCGAGTGTGGCCGACGCTTCTCGTCGATCACGAGAACACGATTCGCCACGACAACAGGCCGGTCAACTTGCGCGAGGCTACGAAGCGGCAGAACGGAGAAAACCGGAGGCGAGCGATCGGCCAGAGCGGGTTGCTCGGCGCTCACTGGCATCAGCAAAACCAGAATTGGGTGTCAAGCATCATGGTGAATCGCAAGACGAAACACATCGGAGTCTTCCAGACCGCTCAGGAAGCGCACGATGCCTACATGGTTGTGAAACGACAACTCCACGAGTTTTGCCCGAAATAGTTTCGCTCCCGGTTGCAATTTAAAAAAAGAGTAGGACTATTCCCGCACGAGCAATCCGTTCGTCCCGCGCAGTAGTGCAGGCACCAATCAATTTTTTGGAGCACTACTGTCATGGCAAGAACGACCATTCTCCCGTCTGACCCCAACAAACGCAAAGCCTGGGCCGCCAAGGTGGCCTCGGATTCTATAAAAGACCAGTACTTTGCGAGGCTGGAGGGCGAGGAAGGCTCGAACTCCGCAGTGGTCCGCAAGACGGACCTGGAATCCGGCAAGGGCGATGAAGTCGTCACCGCACTGGTCGCGAAACTGCGCGGCACCCCGATCACCGAGGGCAAGAAGCTCGAAGGTTCCGAGTTCAAGCTCTCGAATGCCTCGCACACCATGCGCATCAACGAGTTCCGCCACGGCGTCAACGTCGGTGCGCGCATCGAGCAGTCGCGTGTCGGCTACAACCTCAAGAAGCAGGGCCGCGAGCGCCTGACCGACTACATCAGCGAGATGTACGAGGAAGTGATCGCGATGGCGGCCAACGGCGCACGCGGTCAAGGAACCGAAATCCAGCACTTCCCCATCGGCTGGGCCGGCTACCCGAACGCGCTGCGCGCGCCGGACGCTGCGCACTACTTCGTGGGCACGGACAACACCAAGACGTTCGCCACGCTGGTGAACACGGCCGGGGCCGACCTTGTTTCCCTCAAGACGATCAACAAGCTGCGCACCAAGGCCAAGAAGATGCTCGGCGGCCAGCCGGACAAGGCCTCGCGCATCGAGCAGGTCGTCAAGGGCGGCAAGAAGATATACGTCCTGGCCGTGTGCCCGGAGGTCATGCAGGACATCCGCGACGACGTGGGCGCGCAAGGCTGGTTCGAGGCGAACAAGGCCTTGGTGGCGGCGATCGGCAAGGAGGCCGAACTCTTCAAGGGCGGCGCCGGCTCGTTCAACGGCGTGCTCGTTGACGAGATGGACACCTGCGTGAAGTTCAACAACGCAGGCGCCGGTGCCAACCTGCTCGCGGCCCGCTCGCTGTTCCTGGGCGCCAACGCCATCGCTGTGGCGCACGGCACCAAGGGCCTCGCCGACGGCATGACCGTGGGCCTGTCCGAAGACACCGACGACCGCGGCCACGACTCGGTGCTGGACTTCGAGGTCATCTTCGGAGCCGACAAGTGCCAGTTCAACGGCCTCGACTACGGAATGATGACCGTGGACTCGAACTTCACCGTCTCGGCCTAAGCGCAACCCTCACCGGAGCAACCCAAAATGGCACAAGTTCAGTCGATCCAAATCGTTGCCGGCTACCCGGCCCCGTCGCCCGACGACGCTTACACGACCGTGGGCATCACGGCCGAGTACGTCACGCCGACCGGCGGCCTGGCGAGCGGCGACATCATCGAGATGGGTCCGATCCCCCCGGGGTTCGTCCCGTCCGATCTGATCGTGCACACGGGCGCACTCGGCACGAGCGTCACGCTCGATGCCGGCATCCTGACCGGCGAGTACGGCACGAGCCCGGCCACTCCCCGCACGATGGGCAGCGAGTTCTTCACCGCCGCCCAAGCTGCGGCGACTGCCTCGCTGCTGCGCGCCACCAAGTCGCTCACGGCAGTTCTGCCTGGCGACATCACCGCTGTCACGGCGGGCTGGGGCCTGAAGGTCGGTGGCGCTACCACGTCCGCCGGCATCAAGATCAGAGCCACGCTGTTCCTGCAGTCGGCCCCGGTCGGGATGTAAGACATGGGCGCCCGCGGACCCAAGAAGGGGTTCAAGCTGGCACGGTTGGAAGGGGCGGAAACGCCCCTTTCTTCCATCGATGCGACGAAACCCGAAACGCCGGCCATCGTGGCGCCGTCGGCCGAGCCGGTCACGCCAACTGCGCTGACCGCCGCCGACATGGAGAACCCGAACAAGCTCGAAGGCGATGCGCTGCGCGACCTCGCGCACAAGCGCGGCCTGTCGCGATCGGAACTCGAAGGCATGCCGGACGCGAAGATTCGCATGCAGCTCCTGTACGTGACGAACCGCCAGTACATGCGTGAGTTCGAGGGCGAGGCCGCCTGATGGCTTCGACCGTGCTCGTCAAGGATGTGCTGTGGCGCGTCGCTGCGCTGCTGCAGGACACTACGCCGCAGTTTCAGCGCCAGCCCGAGCACGAGCTGGTCGACTGGCTCAATGACGCGCAAGTCGCGATCACCAAGTTCCTGCCCGCGGCCTGCTCGCGCATCGACGCGGTGAAGCTCAAGCCCGGCACGCGCCAGAGCATCGAGGCGATTCTGGCGGCCGACTGCAAGCCGGGCGACGGATCGGTGCCTGCAGTGCCGATCAATGGCACGCAAGTGCTCGACGTGCTGCGCAACATGGGCGCAGACGGCCTGACACCGGGCAAGGCGATCCGTCTGACCGAGCGCAAGGTGCTCGACTCGCAAAGCCCGCTGTGGCACACGGTCACCGGCGCTGCCGTGAGTTCGTTCATGTTCGACTCGCGCGCGCCGCGCTACTTCTACGTGACGCCAGGTGTGCCCGCAACCGGGACGCTGTGGGTCGAGCTGATGTTCACCGCGCAGCCGATCAAGATTCCGAACACGGGCACAGCCGGCTCGGAGCTGTACCTGTTCAGCGGCTCGAGCACCACGACGATCAGCATTGCCGACGAGTTCGTCGACGACCTGACCGACTACATCGTGGCGCGCGCGAACATGCGCGAGACTGAGTGGTCGGATGCGAACAAGGCCGTGGCCTTCTCGCAGAAGTTCCTCGGTTCGCTGAACGCCAAGGTGACGGCCCTGACTGGGTCGAATCCAAATCTTCAACAACTCCCGTTCGCCTCTGAACCGCTGGGACGTGCGAAGTGATCTTCGACACCTTTCTCACGCACGTGCTGCCATCGGTGGCCGGATGCCCCGATGCGCTCGCGCTCGACCACATCCTCAAGGCCGCGCGCACGTTCTGCGCCCGCACGCTGGTGTGGAACTACTCGACGCCGCCGTTCGTCGCCGAGGTCGGCAAGGCGAACTACACGCTGCAGATCCCCGAGGATCAGGAGCTTGTGCGCCTGCTGCTGGCCGACGTGGGCGGGAACGAGTACGCCACGCCGGACGGCGCCTACGGCCGTCGCGCCGCGCGCCAGTTGAGCGGGAACTACGTCGTCATGCAGGGCTTGCGCGACTTCATCCTGTCGCCGGCACCGAGCGTCGCGGGTGTCGAGGTCATCACCGACGTGGCTGTGAAGCCCACGATGCAGGCGACCGACTGGCCGGATGACCTGAACGAGTACGTGACAGACATCGCCGCCGGCGCCATCGCCACGCTGTGCCTGCTGCCGCGTGTGGAGTGGTCGAGCAAGGACCTGGCCGGCACACAGATGGCCCTGTTCTACAGCCGCATCAGCACCGTGGGCCTCAAGGTCTCGCGCGGGTTGAGTGCTGGGCGCAAGAGCGCCCGGATTGCATGGTTCTGAGATGTCAACGAACTACATCAAGCGCCCCATCGAGACCGTGCGTGCCGAGTTCGACATGCGCGGGTTCGTTGCCGAGGTCTCTCCCGAGGTCGTGACCTTCGTCACCCGATTCGAGGAGGGGCTTGCGATCGTCGACGTGACGGCGGTTGCCGGCCTGATCGAGCTGGACGTGAGCGAGGGCCTGGCCGGGCGCGTCTACGAGTTTGGCGTAGAGGCCACGACCGCGAGCGGCCAATCGCGCATCGACACGCGCCGCATGCGCCTGGTCGAGCCCGCCCTGCTGGCGCCGGCGGACCCGAGCAGTTATGTCATAGACGGTGGCTCGCCTTCAAGTGTCTACGGTGGCGCAATTGACGGGGGGACCCCATGAGCATCTTGAAAATCCAGTTCCGGCGCGGCACTGCTGCGGCGTGGACCGCGGCCAACCCTGTACTGGCACTTGGGGAGCCAGGCTACGAGACGGATACCGTCAAAGAGAAGCGTGGAGACGGTGTTACGGCATGGTCGGCGCTGCCCTACGCAGGCGGTACGGGCGCCGCAGTCGAAGTGGTCAATGATCTGACCACCGGCGGCGCGACGAAGGCGCTTAGCGCGGCGCAAGGTGTCGTGTTGAAGGCTTCGGTCGACGCGAAAGTCGAAGACAACCTGACGGCAAGCACAACCGTAGCGCCGAGCAAGACAGCGGTGTCTACAGCGCTTGCG